CTTCTGTTATTGCCTCGTTTGACCTATATAAAGAAACCCCTATAGCCTTTTTTGGCAACGAATAATGCTTGACATTTTAGCACAACTGTGGTATAATAGCAACAAAGGAAACAAACAATGACCTATTTAGATATTGTAAATAAGGTGCTACGGCGCTTACGGGAAAATGAGGCTACTACAGTTCAAGGGACTGGTAACATTAACTCCTACACCCGTCTCATAGGTGACTATGTTAATGAGGCTAAAGCACAGATAGAGACTTCTTACGATTGGAGCGCCCTGCGTGACACCTTAACTCTAACTACAGCGGCTAACACGTTTAACTATGTGTTGGTAGGTGCAGAGAATAGTTTCAAAACGCTTGATGTATTTAATGACACCTCTAAGTTTGAGATGCGCTACCAGACTTCTAATTGGTTTAATCAACAGTTTCTACCAGATGCTCCAGCCAAAGGCGCACCAACCTATTACAACTACAATGGTGTGGATGCTAATGGTGACTCACAAGTTGACATCTTCCCTATTCCAGACAAAGTATACACGATTCGCTTTAACATAACTAAGCGAAACCCTGAGCTTTCAGCGGATGCAGACAAGGTAGTTATTCCTGTCCGCCCCATCATATTGTTAGCAGTCGCAATGGCGATTGAAGAGCGTGGTGAAGACGGTGGGCAACAAAGTATTAATGCATATCAGATGGCTCAAAGCGCTATGGCTGACGAGATTGCTCTGGACGCTGCCCGACATCCTGAAGATTCTATCTGGTATAGCGTATGAAACAACTAACACCTATCTCCATTGTAGCTCCCGGGTTTTTCGGGTTAAACACACAAGAGAGTAGTGTTACTGTTTCTGCCAACTATGCCCTCGTAGCTGATAACTGCACCATCGACAAATACGGTAGATTAGGTGCTCGTAAAGGCTGGACAATGCAAACCGTAACAGGTTCATCTGTTTTAGGCGGTCAGTATGTCGAGGGTATCTTTGAGCATATAAACGCTGATAACACTGCTGATATTTTGGTATCCGGCAACAACAAGATATTGTTACAAGAGACGGATAAAACACTAACAGACATAACTCCGGGTAGTTACGCTATATCGGCTAACAACTGGAAGAGTGCTACTATCTTTGACCACACATTGTTGGTTCAGAATAGTTTTGAGCCTTTGATCTTTACAAGAGAGAGTGGTTCACCTGTGCTACACCGTGAGAGCGATCATACGGCTCATGGCGGCCCTTACACTCCTAGCTTCGGTACTAGCTACCCTAGAGATGCAATAGCCGCCTTCGGTCGCTTCTGGGTGCATGACGGCGACACAGTGTATTGGTCAACAGACATAGCTGACAGCACTTTCCCTGCCTTTGCTGGTGGGTCTAGCGGTACACTGAACATTGCGTCTGTACTACCTAAGAATGTAGACACTGTTACCGCTCTAGCTGTTCATAACAACTTTTTAATTATATTCTGCGAACGTAACATTGTTATCTACAGTGGCGCAGATAACCCTTTAGGTAACTTTGTTTTAGCAGACATTATAGCCGGTGTTGGTTGTGTGGCTCGTGATAGCTTACAAAGCACAGGTGGTGACTTGTTGTTCTTGTCTGGCACTGGTATCCGCAGTCTAGGTCGTTTGATTCAAGAGAAGTCTTTACCAATGCGGGACTTAACACGTAATGTAAGGGATGATTTCTTAGACATTATGAACGCTGAGATTGCTAGTGCTGGCAGCTTAGAAAAGGTACGCAGCGTTTATTCTGAAGACAACGCCTTCTACCTCATCTCGTTCCCATCTACACTGACTATCTACTGTTTAGATATGCGGTCTACACTGGAGGACGGTTCATCAAGAGTTACAAACTGGCTAGGTAGCAAGATAACAGCATTCTTACGCACCAGAGATCGTGAAGTGTTCTTAGGTAAGGCTAACGGTATCGGCGTGTATTCTGGTTACTCTGACAACGGCACAAGCTACCGTATGAAGTTTTTCTCCAACTTTATTGATATGGGGGATGTAACGGTTAAGAAGATATTGAAGCGTGTCAACGTAATTGCTATTGGTGGTAACGGTCAATCTTTTGTTATCAAATCAGGTTACGATTACTTTGGTAGTTCATTCTCTTACCCCTTTGTTATAAACGCAGGTGAGATATTTGAATACGGAATTGCTGAGTACGGAATTGCTGAATATGTTGCAGGGGTATTAGTCGATAAGATTAGCGCACCGGCACAAGGCAGTGGAGAAGTAATTCAGATAGGTTTTGAGGCAGACGTTGCCGGTAAAGAATTAAGTGTGCAAAGAATAGATATATTTGTTAAAACAGGAAGGATTAACTAAATGAGTAACTATATAAAACTCACAGACTACGCCGCTAAGGATTCACTCCCTACAGGTAATGCAGGAAAGATTGTTAAAGGTGCGGAGATTGATGCTGAGTTTACTGAGCTACAAACCGTGTCGGCTACTAAAGCTAATTTAGCTTCTCCTACCTTCACTGGTACGGCTACTATACCTACTATTGATGGCGCGTCTATCAATGGTGGCACTTACTAAGGAAATATCATGGCATCATGGTGGGAAACAGCATTAGATTATGGTAAAAAGGCATTGGACAACACTGATGCTTCAGACTGGGCTTCATTGGCAGGTAATGTGTATGGGGCAAGTCAAGCAAGAGGCGCAGGTAGAGACGCAGCAGCGGCCAATGCGTCGGCTGGACAACAAGCGGCAGCAGCGGCAGAGTTTAAACCTTATTCTATAACATCAGGGTTTGGTACTGGTTACTTTGATACGAATAAGAATCAAGCAGGTTATGAGATTGACCCTGTACTTCAGGCTTTTCGTGACCAGATGTATGGGGGCGCTGCTGACTTCATGGGGCAAATTAGTACTGACCCTACACAAGCCGCACAGAACTACTATAACCAACAACAAGGCTTAATGGCTGGTGGACGTGAAGCAGAAGATATTGCCTTACGTAACCAACAGATGCAACAGGGGCGTATTGGGTTGGGGTTATCATCACAGGCAATGGGTGCAGGTGGCCCAGCAGATATGGGTGGTGGCTACTTAAACCCCGGTCAATATCAACAGCAAGTATCTCGTAACATGGCAGATCAGAACTTAGCTGGTCAATCAATGCAGATGGCACAGGCTGACATCGACCGCAACATCAGCCGTGGTCAGGGTATGTTACAGACAGCCACAGGCTTAGAGCAACTGGCTATGACACCACTAACGATGGGTGCGGATATTGGTAGTCGTCAAGCTGTCTCTGGGGCTGCTCAAGGTCAAGCATTGTTAGCCGGTGGTCAAGGTGCTGCTAATGCTAACTTAGCTTCTGGCTTAGGTATGGCAGGTATGTTTGCTAATGCAGGTAATGCATTTAAGCCTTACCAACCAGCACCTAAAGCTCCCGGAAATATGCCGGGCTATGGTTATGGTACAGGGTATTGAGATGGCACACAGTATAAAAGGAGTTAACTAATGGCTGGCTTATTTGATTATCAATCTCCAGAGAATATGAGGGCTACACGTTTACAACCACTATTGGTGTCGGGCGCTCAAATGGGTCAGCAGCCGTTGTTAAGTCAACTGGTGTCGCAGATGAGTAACGCCGGTGCTAACATTGGTGCTACTGGTGCTAGCATGTTAGGGTTGCAATTGCCGGAAGAGGCTCGTCAACAACAAGTGCAAGGTATAATGAAGGGTGTGGACTTAACAAACCCTGAGAGTATTATGAAGGGTGCTGACATGTTTACCCAAATGGGTGATAGCGCTAGGGCAATGGCATTAACTGAACAGGCTGATATAGTAGGTCAGCGTCAAGTGGCTCAAGAGGACAGGGTGGCTAAACAAGCTGCTGCTACTAAAACTGAAGCAACTAGGGTTCAAGGTTCTCAAATGTTGGCAACTAAATTAGGAGTTACCTCAGAACAAGCTCGTCTTCTTATTGACACAGACCCTAAAGCGGCTGTTGCGTTAATGAACCCTGAAGTAAAAACAGAAACTGTAACAGCTAATAAGCGTGTACAGTTGATAAATTCTCAAACAGGAGCTGTAATAGCAGACCTTGGAGCGGCTGCGGACACTTCACCAACAATAACAAACGTCTTGGATCCTGGGGGTATGAAAAAGTTTGGTGGGGATGTTCAAGCGTTTCAAAAAGCGGTAGACCCTTTTCTAAAGACATATCATTCAGCACAAACAGCTAAGCACTCGGTAAATTTAGCTTTAAAATCTAATAATAATACCGCTTGGGAATCCGCTAGAACTCAAATTGCAAGGGCAGCGGGTGAGGGTAAGCTGTCTAATGCTGACATCGAAAGGGTGGGGTCAACGCCCGAGATTGTTCAACGTTTAAAGAACGTTTTTGCAGGATGGACTACAGGAATTCCTGACGAGAAAACAATGAAGGATTTATACAGTTATGCTTCATTGTTAGAAAAGATAAACAAGGGTAGGGTAAACAATGAAGCTGACAGGTGGCGTAAACTTGCGAATGAAGATGGGGACATATCCCAAGAAAGATTGAATATGTTAATTCCTAAAGTTGGAGAATCTAATACAGTCTCTTGGGATAGCTTACCTGAATAAGGAAATAAAATGAATGTAATATTACCTAACGGACAGGAGATTGAAAATGTCCCTGAAGGCACTACTAAAGATCAAATAATGAAGAAGGCCATTAGTAATGGGCTAGCTACATTAGAAGATTTTAAACCTACTACGGAAAGTAACAAGTCTTCATTTAACACTGATATGGAGGCAGGTATCCCCTCTGATGAAGTGTTAGCTGTTAATAAGGCACTTCAATCTAAAGCTCCAGAGAAATCATTCTTAGAACAAGCAGAGCCTTACTTTGATACAGCTATCCAGAGTTTAGCGGCTATTCCTGCAATGGCTGGTGTGGTTAAAGGCGGTCAGTTGTTATCAGCAGGAAGTAAAGCAGCCCCTTATTTAGACGACTTAGCTAAAGCTATTATTCCTAAAACGGGTGTAGGCTTAGCTGCTGAATCAGCGTTAGGTGTTGTATCTGGTTTTGCAGGTCAAAAAGCCGGTGAACAGTTTGATGAGGGTTTAGGCAGAGATGCAGCTTCAACAGCGGCAGGTGTGGTTGTAGGTGCTGTTGCTGGGACAGGTCAAACCATTAAGGATTTATATAAAAAGGGGTTTTCTAAATCAGCAACCGAGGCAGCTCTAGCGGCTTCTGACGCTTTAGGTAAGGATAAATCTTCTGCGTTAGCTCAAACAGCTCTTAAAGCTAATCCGAGCCTAGCTGCCTCAATTCGTAGGGCATCAGAAATAAAAGATGTAACGGGTATTAACCTTCCTTCCTTAGCGGCGGCTAATGGTGATACAACAATCTCTCAGTTTATGCAGAGTCAGATTGCCAAAGGAGAAAATGCAGAGTTTACAGCTGCTATCAAACTTCAATATGAGGCAGCAGAAAACACGTTAAAATCTTTTAAAAAAGGCGTGGCTCCTTCAATGGAATCAGTTGATTACTACGTTAAAAAGAAATCGGAAATGATGCTGGCTACTAACAAAGTAGCGTTAAATAAACAAGTCAAAGAGGCACAGAATCGTGAAAAAGGTTTGGATGCTATTACTGAGCGACTTGCCGTTATAGGTGATGACTTTGTTAATGTTAGTAGGGAAGATTTAGGGAGTAGAACGACAGCTTTGTTAACACAGCGTGAAAAACTTATTAGGAAGGATATTAGCCCACGTTATGATTCTTTGTTAAAGGATGCCACAGAAGCTGGATTAACTCTTAAAGGGCAAGACGCTCGCGATTTAAAGCTGTTTGTTACCGCTAAACAGAATGAAGATGTGTTTAGTAAGTTTCCTCGTCTATTTGCTTTAGTTAAAAGTGAGTTTTCAGAGGAGCCAGCAATAGCTTCAAGCTCAATAGCTAGTAAATACAAGTTTGCTCGTACCCCTCCCGTAACTAAGGATTATCCTATTGCAACGTTAGACAGTTTAAAGAGAGCTGTTAACAGTGCTATTAGGGGTTCAGATGATTCCGACCAATTACGTATACTAGGGGAATTAAAGAATCAAGTTAACCGTTCTATTGATAATGTTGACCCTTCCTTTTCAGCTGCTTATAGAGAGTTAGATTCTGAGTATGCTAAGAGACTTGGTATTCCATATAGTGAAGCAGGTGTAGTTAAGGTTAACAGGTCTAAGTTTGTAGAGGACACTGTACCCCTGTTAACTAAGAATCCAAGCGCTATAAAGCAAATCATGGCAGCGGGTGGTAATAGTCCTGAGATTATTAAAGTTGTAGAAGATGCTTTCTTAATGGATATAGCTAATAACCGTGGAATTATTAATACAACTACAGGTAATGTTAATCCTAATCAATTAAACCGTTACTTAAAGCAAAATGAGTCTAAGATTGATTTAGTTCCCGGTTTAAAAGATAGGTTACAAGGTATTTCATCTAATGCTAACACTTTATTAACTAATAGATCACGTATAATTGAAGCTCAAAAGCAAGCAGGTATAAAAGAGACAGAAGACTTGTGGGCTAAATCTTATGGCGCTTCCGGTGGTATGAAAGGTCTTGTACAACGCTCTATTAACACCCCTGCTGATTTAGATAAATTAATAGAGCTAACTAAGGGTAATAAGGTAGCGGCTACAGCTGTCAAATCAACTTTGTTAGATGTAATGCTAGATCAACAGAACCCTGCTGAGTATCTACAGGCTAATAAGCAAGTGTTTACTAAATTCTTTGGTGATAAACAAGCAAATGATATTATATATTTGTCTGAAGCATCTAGTAGATTAAAAGATAACCCTTTTATCCTTAGATTAAACATTACCTCTGCTCAGAAAACAGATACCGAACGTATGTTGGGGTCTTCAACTGAACAAGTTATTGGGACTTTAAGAAATCAAGTTATGTCTGGCCCTAGGAAAGTGTTACATATAGCTTCACGCTACTTTCAAGGACGCACATCGGCATCAGAAAATGCAGCTATTCAAGAGTTTCTAAAAGACTCGTCAGCTTTAGAGCAGACAGCGGCGGCAATGCGTGTTCTAGATATTGATGGGCCTAAAAGCAAAGCGGCGGCATACTTCAAGAAGTTAGCAGCTAGACAGAGTTACCGTTATTTAGCTGGAGGCGTTTTAGGATTTGCTGGAGGAACGAATGCAACCACAGAACCTGAACCTTATCAGTTAGACGACCCCTCTTTGTTAGAAGGGTTTGGTCAGTAACTAAAAAGCCCCTAAGCATTTAAAGTGCTTAGGGGCTTTTTTTTGCCTAGTTATCTAACAAGGACACATCTATCTCATGGAACTCACCAAACAATATCTTAAAAAATGGGAGGCTAATAGCTAACCCCTCAAACCCTGTCATTATAGTTCTACGTGTTCCTTCCTCATCCTCTGAATCTACAATGTAACATGTTTCGGTAGCATTCTCAATATCAAGACCAATACCTAACCTCATCTGCATAGAGAACTGCATGTTAATACCCGTCCCTTGCGTCTTCCCACTTCGTCTTGGCGATGATGTAATTCTTCA